GGAAGATCCTGATGCATTGAACGTACTCAAAGGTGCGCTTGATTCAGGCAAGACCCGTCGTATCAGTTGGAATAAAGATTCACGTATTTTGCGTGAAGAAGGTATCCCTAACACTTTCAATTTCAATGGCTCTGTAATCTTTATTACAAACTTGAATTTTAACGACAAACGTAGCAATAAAATTAAGGCCCACTTAGATGCGTTGCAAAGTCGTTGTCACTATCTTGACTTGACAGTTAATAGTGAGCGTGACAAAATGTTGCGTATTAAACAAGTACACCGTGATAGTGATTTGTTTGCACGATATGAGTTTGAAAGTTATGTCGCTGATGAAATTTTCAATTTCATGTGGGAACACAAAACAAACTTGCGTGAAATTAGTTTGCGTATGTGTTTGAAGATTGCAGATTTAGTTAAGATTAGTCCAACTAATTGGAGAGAGTTTGCGAAAGCAACGTGTGTGAAGCCTACGTAACGGCTTCTAATAGAACTTTCAGGGGACCTTGTGTCCCCTTTTTTTACCTATCTACTTGAGTTTTACCATTGATAAGTATATAATATTAGTATGCAAGTATTGAAACCTACAACTAAAGAACAGTTAATACATTACCTAGTTAGTCATATTAGTTTAGGCACCTACGATAAAAAGTTTTTAAGTAATGTTTACGAAACTAACAAACCATTGACTACCAATCAGAATGAATTATTAGATAAAATTGTATTACGTTATACTAAACAATTTGCAAAAAAGGATTTAGTTGCTAATGACTTAATCAATCTACCATGGACACGTCCTCTTATTATTAGTAGTCCTCAATATACAGAGGCACATATATCCACTGAAGATGATGACACAATTTGTATACGAACACCCTATAAAAAAGACTATATATTAAAATTAAAAGATTCAGCATATCCTATCGTATGGGATAGAGAGAAACGTGTGTGGTATACTGATTATTGTGCTACTACATTAAAATATGTGATAGAACAGACTGAGAGTCATTTCAATGCGGTAAACTATAGTGATGATATAAAAGAAGTTATTACTTATCTAGCCGAATATGAAAATTATAAGTATTGGAATCCAACACTAGTGTATAGTAATGGTATGTGCTATCTGATGGCAGCAACAGAATATGTGTATAATGCAACTAAAGATTTGTTAGAGGATATTACGTTACATACTCTTACTAAACTAGTTAGATATGGTATAACTATAGATGATAGTGTAATAAACATTTTGCCATACGATAGGGAGTTAATTTCATTTGCAGTTGAAACACAACCTACATTAGAGGAAAACAATATAACACTTTTAGTAGATTATCTAAAAAACATTGAATGTGATTTAATTGTAGTGTATAATTCTACTTATTTTGTAAAGTTTTTAACATCTGAACTGGCTGATATGCTAGTAGATAATGATATTAAACTAATGATTGTTGATAGATATCAATCATATGATATGGATGAAATTAAAAAATATAACTGTAGTGTGTTCTTAACCAACAACATGAGAACTCATATATCATCTACTATCTTTACAGAAAAAATAATACATTTAGTCAATAGTAATGCCCCACATAAAGTAAAGAAAATGTATGAAACAATGTAAGTTAGTAATTAAAGATGAAGTCAATGTAAAAATTGAGGGACTAGAATTGCCCGATCGTAAAGCATTGATGAAGAAGTTTGAGTATGAGAAGCCGGGTGCAAGGTATCTGCCAAGTGTCCGACTTGGTCGTTGGAATGGTAAGATTAGTTATTTTAGTTTAGGTGGTTCAACCTATGTTAATCTATTACCTGAGATTCTTCCTTACCTAGAGCAAGCAGGCTATGATATTGAACTAGATGATTTACGCACATATAGTACAGTCTTCAACTTTAAACAAATAGAAGAAGGTACATTTAGTAATCATAGTTGGCCTAAAGGTCATCCTAAAGAGGGTGAGCCTGTTATGTTTCGTGACTATCAATTAACAGTGGTAAATGAATTTCTAGCCAATCCACAATCTATACAAGAAATTGCAACAGGTGCAGGTAAAACATTGATGACTGCCGCACTTAGTTATAGTATACAGGATTATGGACGTAGCATTGTTATCGTTCCTAACAAGAGTTTGGTTGTACAAACAGAAGCCGACTATATCAATTTAGGATTAGATGTTGGTGTTTACTTTGGTGATAGAAAAGAATATGGTAAGACACATACAATTTGTACTTGGCAAAGTCTTGGTAATATGTTAAAGAACACTAAGTCGGGTGAGGCTGAAGTATCTATTGGTGAATTCATTGAAGGTGTAGTTTGTATCATGGTTGATGAAGTACATATGGCGAAGGCTGAAGTATTAAAAGAATTATTGACTGGTGTAATGAGTCATATTCCAATTCGTTGGGGATTGACTGGAACAATACCTAAAGCAATATTTGAGGCCCAATCATTATATGTTTCACTTGGTCCTGTTATCAGCAAGTTATCAGCAAGTGAATTGCAAGAAAAGGGTGTACTAGCACAATGCCATGTTAAGATATTGCAACTTAAAGATGATGTAGAGTTTAGTAACTACCAAAGTGAACTAAAGCATTTGTTAGAAGACACTTATAGATTAGATGCTATTGCACAAAAGATATTAGAGATTAAAGAAACAGGAAACACATTGATTCTAGTTGATAGAGTTAATGCAGGTAAAGAACTAGTAAGCAGATTACCAGATAGTGTATTCATATCAGGTGAAACAAAATTAACAGAAAGGAAAGAGGAATATGATGAAATTGCTACAAGTACTGGGAAAATTATTGTGGCGACTTATGGTGTGGCCGCTGTGGGTATTAATATTCCTAGGATTTTCAATCTGGTTCTTGTGGAACCCGGAAAGAGCTTTGTCCGAGTTATCCAGTCAATTGGACGCGGCATTAGAAAAGCGGAGGATAAAGACTTTGTACAAATCTGGGACATGACTAGCACATGCAAATTTGCCAAACGTCATCTTACACAACGTAAGGCTTTCTATAAAGAGGCTAATTACCCTTTTGACGTAGAAAAATTGACATATAGATAAGAAGGTGTTATAATAACAACATGCGTATACTGAATTTAGAAAACAACGAATATTACAACTTAGAAACATTACCAGAGGAAATAGATGATTTGCGCTTTGCAATACTTGATAACAGTAATCCTTCTAACGTTGATTACCATTACATACCGTTAATCTTTTTAGAAAGTTTTAACAGTCCTGCACTAGTATTAAACATTGGAGACAAAACACTTAAGATGCCAATCGATTGGCAAGTGTTAATCGGTGAACCCGAGATTGGTGATTTAGAAACATTACCACTTACCAGTGTTAATGATAGAGGATTCAAAGTATTTGAATTTAATCCATTAAGTGCATTCAGACCTAGTTTCTTAGATATAGAGATTGTAAACATATACCATGATGTAACTTGGTATGCACCTCGATTAAAGAATGGTCAATTTTTGTGTGTACCTATTGATGATGGTCCTAAACCCCGTTGTATTTACTTTGTAAAAGAGATTAGTCGTAATTGTGAAATCGTAGATTATAATCAGGCATTCTAATGGCAAAAGAAAAAGTATCTGTAGACGAAAAGTTTCAAAAGCAAGACTTGGACTTGTTTGAAACACTATTGGCTGTTGATAAAAAAGACTATGGCTATTATGATAGACTTAGTGAAGAACAAAAGAAAAAGTTTGTACCCTATATGATGACACATTGGGTCAGTACAGTAAAAAGTTCAAGTGATATTCAAGGCTTTTATGTAATGTCAACTGATGGTGCAGTAAATAAACATTTGTTTAATGAACATGTACAAAAGCATCCTAAACTACAATGGTTAATGTTCTGTGCAGCAAGTTTAGGTGCAGGTAAACAATATCATCAATGGATACCTCATCTTAAAATAGGTGTAACTAGTTTACGAGACAATGCAAAGATTAGCGATATCATTGATTACTTTACAAAGATATATCCTAAATATAGTTCAGAAGATATTATGGCTATGAGTGAAGCCTATGTACTAGAACATAAGAAGATGCATTTCTTAGCAAAGACTTATCCTAATCTAAAATATAGCGATATCAAAACATTAGCAAGTATAATTACTGAGGCAGATATAGAGAAGTATGAAAAAGAAAGCGGTAATTGAACAACCAGTCAAGTATGGTTGTGAATTCTGTAAAAGAGAATTTGTACGTGAAAAGACATTATTCAGTCATATTTGCGAATATAAACAACGATGGTTATATCGTGACAATCCAGGCAATCGATTAGGCTTTCAAAGTTGGTTACAGTTTTATACTAAGCATAGTGCAAGTAAAACTAAAAACAAAACATATGAAGAATTCATAAAGAATCCATACTATGCATTGTTTGCAAAGTTCGGTAGTTATTGTGTTGACGTAAATGTATTGAATCCAAGTAGATACATTGATTGGTTATTAAAAGATAATATCAAAATAGATAACTGGATTAGTGATAGTAACTATACAAAATATCTATGTGAATATCTACGAACCGAAGATCCATTTGATGCACTCGCTAGAGGTGTAGAGTATTGTGGGGTATTGGCTAATGATGCACATATACAACCCAATGATGTATTGCGTTATGCTAATCCAAATAAAATTTGTCATGCCATCACAACGGGTAAAATAAGTCCATGGATGTTATATTGTAGTGATAGCGGTAGCCGTTTCTTAGAGACATTACATCAGGATCATGCTAAAATAATCATTGATTATATAAATCCAGAACAATGGGCATTGAAGTTTCATCGTGAACCAAACATTAAGCAACAAATCACAGACACCCTTAAACAAGCAGGGTACTAAAATCACACTTGAATGGACTAAAGGTCGTGATAGTATTCCTATATGGAATGAAATATGTGCTTGGACTATAGATAAGTTTGGTTTACCGGGAGACAAGTTTACATGGCATCCCACAGAAGACTATATGATATTTGACTTTGTAGATGAACGTGATGCTATTCACTTTATGTTGAGATGGTCATGACAAAATCTTTATTGGTTGAAGATGGATGGACACCTGTTCAATTTTATTTTGACTCTAATGACCAAGCAGTTGATATTAATCTATGGTTAAATTGGAATTGTAAAAATAATTGGCGTAGACTAGGTAGTAATTATTTGTTCAAACATAAACAAGATGCTGAATGGTTTATATTGAGATGGCTATGATATACATAACTGAAAGAACAGGTACAATCAAGTTTCCATACGATCCTGAACTACTTGAGTGGCTACAAGAACATTATCCTTACTCAAAATATCATGCTAAAGAAACGACAACTTACAAATAGACTACATCCTACTAATGGCGGATGGGCGGCAATTCGTCAAGTTAAGTATAAAGGTGTAGGTCATATATATGGTGAAGAATATCATCAAGTATCACCTGTTGTATCAAGCGGTGAATGGGGAGAAATGATGAAATGGATGTTTGATACTTTTGGAGCATGTTCATATGAAAAGGGTCCGGGAGTTTGGACACCTCATCAAAGATGGTATGCAAACAATCAAATGTTTTGGTTCAAAGATATAAAAGACTGTGAATGGTTCTTATTAAGATGGCAATAAAATCAAGAGTAAGACTAGGTCGTAGATTAAATCCAAGAGAAGAACAGTGGTTGATAAAGAACGTTGGTGCTAGACTACATT